ACCCGCGTCCGGGTTACTGTCTGGCAGTTCGTCCCATGCAATTTCGTCAATAGCTGCGAGGACTTGCGTTTTAGCTGGTATCGGCTCAATATCACCGCCGCCGCCATCGAAAGCCCCGTCGGTTTTGGTTACGTCTTCGCCATCGCTTGTTTGAAAAAATGAGTCTTGTTTCATAAGTTTTTTATCTCCGTTCAATTAAAAAGGTTTGGTGTTTACTTCTCTGGTTTCTTTGCCGCTTTCTTCTCCTGTAGCGCTGGCACATATTCAACAAGAGGGTTAACACCTTCTGCTACTTCTAAGTCTTCCGTTATACCGTAGCGGTTTTTGGAAACGTTCGCCGCAGTAGTGTACGAAACCAGAATGCGTGTTCCGTCGCTAATTGCTTTTTTGCGCTCGCCCTCCTCGCCCATAGTATGCGTTTCCAGTTTTAGAAACCCAACTAGGTCTACATCATCCACATAATAGGGCACGCTCTTTTTGTTTAGTCGCAAGCTGTAACGGGTGTAAGGTTCTTCGTCTGGAAGCTCCATTGTCTCTGTGTCGGCGTGCGCGATAAATAAAACGTGCATACCCTTTTGCTCATTTAATATAGCGCAAGCTTTTCTAACTCTTGAGTGCATAGACGCCACTGCATTTAAACCTGCTCCGTAACCGCCTAACGCATGGTTGATGGATTTAGGTTTCTTCGGGTCGCTGTCTACAATGTGTTGAACGAACATTCTATCTAGCGCAGTAGACGAATCAATAATGCAAGTCTTGTAGTTATGATCTTCTTTTATTAGCTGCAACAACTGGCCAAAAAGATCATCTGCACTTTGTAGTATTGGGAACGCGTCGGGACGACTTTCTAAAGGAATCGACTGTAAACCGTCTTCGGCTCTTATTACAATCGGATTTGGGAAGGAACACGCTAGCACAGTTTTACCTATGCCAGAGTCGCCGCAAATAGTTCCTACTAGTGGCCTGTCTACGGGCTTGCTTACACCTTTTAAACTCATTTGAATTTTCTCCTATTGGTGATTTATTTTCTCTCTAACTGGTTGCGGATTCTACTCCATTACATTATAGTGTCAACTCTTTTCGCATAACCAGGAGTAAAAAAAATGAAAGATTTAACCGAAATTAGCCCAATGACCCTAGAAACACTGGCTCGAAGGCTAGCAGCTAAAAGGTTAAAAAAAGTTGCAAAGGCCACCGGGTTGCACTATAACACCCTCCGCAAAATCCGAGACGACGCCGAAGCTAACCCCACGCTAAATGTGATGCGCGTTCTTTCTGACTATCTACGGAGCCACTAAATAACCCATGCTTATATACAAAGAGTTTATGGAATCAGGTTATAAGATTTTTGGACTACATGGCGCAACCGATGGCCTATGTAATTGCGGCTGGGATGGTTGCAGCGCTCCATTTAAACACCCCATAGCAAAGAACTGGCAGCATACGCCAGACTGGAGCGACGAACAGCTAGAAACGTTCGAGGAAATGGGTCAGTTTGATACTGGCTATGGTGTTTTAGTTTCCGGCTTGCTAGTAGTAGATGTTGACGCAAGAAATGGCGGGGTAGATTCTTACTCCGATTTGCTAGAAAAAATCCCTGAAATAACCGGAAGCGGGTTAATTGTTAACACTGGCAGCGGTAACGGCTCGAAACATTTATATTTTAAAGCCCCTTCTAACATTGCTCTTGTGCAAACCCACGGCGAATATCCTGGAATAGATTTTAAATCTTCCGGGTATGTAGTTGGCCCCGGATCAATGCACATGAGCGGAAATTCTTACGAGCTTGCAATAGGCTCCCCAGAAGAGATAGGAGACGCCCCGCAAGCCCTATTAGACTTGTTAGAAAAGCCAGAGCGACACCGGGCAGAATACAACGGCGAAAAAGTAGATATTTCCGACGATGAATTAGCAGCAATGTTAAAAGCAATTGGCAATAACGATTTAGACTACGAGATTTTTATCCGTATAGGGATGGCTGTGCATGCCGCAACCGACGGAGCTGGTTTTAACCTTTGGGACAGGTGGGCTAGCGAGTCTAGTAAATATGACCGCCGTCAGATGGATATGAAATGGCAGAGCTTCGGCAAGTCTGCTAATCCCGTGACACTTGGCACTCTTATCCACTATGCTGAGGAAGCGGGCTACACTGAGCCGGTGGAATTCGTTAGTACAATTGATTGGGAAGTAGAAGAGGAGCCGGAAGAGGTTGTAGAGGGTGCATTGCCATTTTCAATCGACGGCGTGGACTTACTACGCCCCCCCGGATTTGTTGGCGACGTAACTGCCTGGGTAAACGCCCAGTGCAGATATCCAAGGGAGCAACTGGCTGTCGCCGCCTCACTATTTGCAATGGGGAATGTCTGCGGGCTTAGATACACGGATGATATGGACGCAGCAACCGCCAATCTATTTGTTTTCTGTGTGGCTGCGTCTGCATCCGGTAAAGAAGCAATAAGCCAAGCTATCGCAGACATTCACCGCGCCGCAGGAATTCATAGAGCCAGCCACGGTAACATAAAGAGCGAGCAAGAAATAGTTAGGAATCTAATTAGGAACCAGGCTGCATTTTATGACGTTGACGAATTTGGCTACTTCCTGCAAAAGATAAACAACGCACGAAAGCACGGGGGAGCCGCATACCTTGATGGCGTTATAGCTATATTGATGTCTGCCTATTCCAAAGCTGGCGGCTATATGCTTCTAAACGGTGATACAAAAGACGAAGTACGCAAGGCGCTACAGATCGAGCTTAAGCAGTGTCAAAAGGCCGTGGGGGAAAACGAAGACCCTACCGGGCAGCTTGCCAGGAGAATTCCAAACCTTGAGCGTGCTATAACCCATATCGACAACGGGCTAGAGAAGCCGTTTCTGTCTTTAATGGGATTAACAACGCCCGAGACTTTTAACGGCCTTATTACCAGAGAGCAAGCAACCAACGGGTTTATCGGCCGTTCGCTGGTGATTAATCAACTGAACTCAAACCCGCGAGCGATTAAAGGGTTTAAGCGCACACCTATGGAATTTGGGATGCAGCAAACAATAGCGGCGCTATATAATGGGGGTAACTTCGACGCTAATGAAACAAGAGTTGAATATTATAGCGAGCGCCTGCAAGTAAAGACCGACAAGGAAGCACAAGAAATGCTATACAAGGTTTTAGACTGGGTGTGGCATGAAGCTAATCAGCATGCCGAGAACACCGGTTTAGAGGCCGTGGTAAGGCGTGGGTACGAAATGGTAGCAAAGGTTAGCCTAATACTCGCCGCCCCGTCTGGTGTGCGCACAGCAGAGCATATTCGCTGGGCTTTTGCTTTGGTTCGTAATGACATTGCTACCAAGGTAAATCTAGTGGAGTCAAATGACGAGGACAAAGGCGCAGACCCGCAGAAAGTTCTACGGGCAAAAATCCTTGAAAGGATTAGCGACGAACACGGCGAAAGCGTGTCAATGCTTGCTAATCGAATTAGAGGGTTTAAGCGACCCGCTATAGAAAAGGCGTTGGGTAAATTAATAAAATCCGGTGAGATTGTCGCGAGAGATGGCGTAGACAAAAGAGCCGCAACTAAATATTTTAGGGAGTAAGGTTTAAATCCAACTAAATAAACATTAGGCGCATTTGCGCGCCTAAAATCCCAAAAATTAACCATTAGACTTGTCGCTGTGTTTTGCGTGGAAATAAATATATTGACCGTTTTTTCAGCGGGTGTTAGTCTTTTTTTAAGTTATTTTTTAGGTCGATTTTCCTAGTTGTTAACACAGATGTTAACACAGGTGTGTTAGCTTCTAGGCCACGCCGTTATTGATGTTTACACAAATACACAGTTTACACACGAAATGAGGCGCAAGGTTAGGCCACAAGGTACCCCAAAAGTGTGTAAACGTGTAAACATCAATAACGGCGGGCCTCTAAAGCTTACACAGTTGTGTTAATAACACACAATTTTTAAAAACCGCGTTCTTCGCGGCTGCAATGCTCTCTCTCTCTCCCCTATAATAAAGAAATATTAATTACTATATCTATAGCAAAAACCGTGTTACCCTACCTGGTTTGCTTTTATTTAGGTATTAAAATTAATAGTTGCAATCGTTTTTAAATTAATATTTAATTCAGTTTCAGACATCAGCACAATTTATGGATTATCAGTAATGCCCACGGACTCAGAGCGAATAGCTATATTAGAAACTAAAACCGTAGCAATTCAGGAAACCGTAAATCGTGTTGATGCCAATGTCGAAGGCATATCAAAAAGCCTAGAAAAGCAGCGCGGGTTTATCGCTGGAGTATTATTTATAATTTCACCGATTGTGGCGATTGCTACACTCTTCGCTAAAGAGGTTTGGCATAATTTAAATAGCTAATAGGAGGCTTTAAATTTGAATCAGGAAGCAACACCGCAACGGCTAGAGGCTATTAAAGCCTTACACCGTTTACCCCTTGACGTCCACGGCATGGGCTATGGCGACGCAATAACTACCTATATTTTTAATCGTGATTTTTCAGGCTTGGCAGCCTGGTTAGTCGAAACTTTTGGCGATCATAACCCGGAATTAAACGGGGTTTGCAATGCTCTTTGGGAGGGCTAATCAATGGGACAAATCTTAAATA